GAATGAAGTAAATTATATCCATGTTATTTGTCTTTTCAAAAATAGGTTAAATAATTTTAGATTCCAAATTAAATGCGTTGTAAAATAAAATCAAACGCATCGTGCAAAGTGACTGTGCGATAAATTTCAGCCATGCGATAAGCGTGTTCCCATGTCGGTGCATACCAAGTTTTGGTGTACAATTCTTTGCCTTGTTCTGTGCGATAAACGCATTCGTATATATTGATTGTCATATCCATATTATTAATGGGGGCGATTAGGCCCCCGTGTTGTTTAATAATCTGTAAGTGCCTCCTTGTCTGATTCCATTGTTAAAAAAAGAAAAGGAATAAGAATCACTCACTTTGATGGTAACCCGTTTTGGCCCCGCACTTGTAATTGTGCAAATGAGTTCTTCGCCCGACCTTGCACAAGTCAAAATTACTTGTGTGTTTCCGCTTTTTAACGCTTTTTGAAAGTCGGCGTGTGTCATGTTGTTTTGTGTTTGTGTCATATCTATACAACAAATATACATCCATTGAATTGTAAATTCCAAATTACAAATATAAAAAGATTAAAAAAAAGTGAGAATTAACCCACTTTCTTTGTGAATGACCTTATTTTTTTGTGAGTGACTTCAACATTGCAATCAACTTGGGGTGTGGGTATACATCCGCCTTGTCTGGTCTAACCGAATTGTGTGTAAATACACCTTCCTCGCCCTTCAATGCCCGTTTGCTTACTTCCCAAATATCATCGTTGTAAGTCAAATCAATGCCGTACTTGGTATTCCAATGCAATAACAACTCCTTTACGGATTCAATTTGTGCATCTGTGTAGTTCTGCCAATACTTGTAACCCTTATATGGTTTATCCAACTCAATTACATCGTCCTTCTTGATTTCACCACCTACATAATTATAATACTTACCACCTTTTTGTGTTAATGGTCCGTAATTACAAATCTCAATTCCAATGGATGAACGATCCAACGGAAGATATGGCAACCCCTGGGACATGAAGTGCTTTGTACCTAACCCAAGGTGGTACGCCCAACACTCGCTTCCAAACCCTTGCACGATGGTTCCGTCATTACTGATGGATACGCAAGTTGCAACCTTGTTGGCTTGTAATTCCCAAAACTGAAACACTTGTTCGCCACTTGGTCCACCCGCCGTGTGGTGTAAATAGATTTGTTTCTTTTCAATCTTTTCGTAATTGTACGACCTAAAATGTACTTGTTTAGTTTTCATCTTGTTTTTTACTTGCTCCGAAATAAAACGATACTATCATAGTCACAATGGAAGTAACCCCACCCGCTATGGTAAAATAAATGTCCTTTTGATCCGATGGGAAATCCCAAAAGATAATTGAAAATAATATGGCATAACTCAATGCCAAAATTAGAATGGCAACAATGCCTGTTATATTTGCTTTTAACTTATCCATTATCCTTGGCCTCTACTGGCTTTTTTTGATTTGTGTTTGTTAATGTGCTTTGTGTGTCTGCCCAACTTGTTTTTGGGCTTTGCACGGAATGTCGATGTGTTAGTTGCCTTTGCCATTATTTCATTCCGTTTAATCGTAACATATTGGAAATTGACAAGGTGTCCATATCCGCCATACTGGTATCAATACCCATAAACATCATGGTATTTGCATACTTGGCGGCCTTGGCTTCCGCCTTCTTTACATCCTCTTTTAATGCTTCCTTTTCCGCAACCTTTGATTCAACCATCTCCGCATTCATCGTTTGAGCCATTTTGGTGACTTCTCCCGCACTTTCTACATTTTTTGATACCTTGCTAAGCAACGCATCAATTTCGTCGATTGTGGGGGTTTGTTTTGCGTTTGCAATTGTGAACACATAAGCCGTCATAAATAGGGCGGTAAAAACCAATAATGCCGTTCTCATAGTTTCTTCATTGTTTGCATTATACGGATTTCAGTCATGGCAGATGCCAAACAAGAATCGGATCGTTTCAATGCGTATGTCAATTTATCAATCTTGACATCCAACGCCTCAATCTTAAAATTGGCTTTTTCAATCTGTTCCTTATAACCCGAACGCAAGTCCATATACAAATAAGACACAGCCAACAACATGCAAAAAGAAACGGCCGCAATGGGATTTTTCTTAAATTGCTCAAAACTAACGGGCAACGCATTGGGTTTTACTTTTGGGGCGGTCATTATTCAGTTGGTGGGAATGGTGGTGGTGGTGGTGGGATGTATTCGGCTTCGGGTAAATCTAAAACCCAAGCGTATTCGGTTATTTCAACTTCGGGTTTGTCCTCATCTGATAAAAACAAAAACCAAACTCCGTTAATATCTTGAACGCAATTAAAGAACTGATAAGGCGTGTAATACTGCCCTTGAATCTGCTCGTATTGGTCGGGTGTAAGTGTGTAACCTATCATACTTGTCTTTTTAGGTTGTTGATTATTTCTTTAAACATATCGTTGTCATAACTTCCTCGTGCCTTGTTTGCCCATACACAAACAAATTGTACATTGCCGTATTCATACCCCAAATCGTTGTCAACTCTATCCAAAGATAGCAAATAAGGATTAGATGTCATTTGACGCCTTTCATTGTATGTTTTGGGGCAAAGCATATTACTTCCAGTTAACGCACATTTATAATCTTGACAATACAAAACGCTTTGCAAGTATTCAATAGATACGTCAAATGGATAATTCCTAGATTTGGCATTTGCTTTCCATCTATTGTACAAAGCATTGTGAATGTCTTGTGTACCGCCTTTATTGCAATTTCTTGGTTTACGTTTCCCATCTGCCCAAACTTTTGCCATTACACTGCCTTTGCCTTTTAACCTATCAATGCCATTTCTATCCAACAAAAACTTTACTTTGTCTGCGCCAATCTTGTATTTTTTTACTAAACCATTTTGTGAAAGACCATTTTTATAATCCTCACATAAAGCATCTTCGTAATCAAACTTCAATTGCTTGATGTTGGCGTACATTTCAGATTTCCCCATCATTGGTACACCTTGCATTTTTAACACTCTGCGAACTCTGTCGGTAGTTGCGTTTAAGTCAGTTGCAATTTGTTGTACGGTTTTATTTCCATAGTTGCTAACAATATAAATAGCATCCAATGGTTTTAATGTTGACCATCTATTTCCCATAACACAAATATACAACAGTGTAAGCATATTATCAAGGGGCTATGGCCCTGCCGAGGGTGGTTTGAAACGCTTGAACTGCGGTGTAAAAGTTGGATGCTTGTGTATCGGTTAAACCGTCTCCGATGGAGGCGAATGCAGACCTGCTTCCGTTAAAATTGTTCTGCCCCGTTCCTTGATTATTTGTATTTAAATAAGCATTTAAATTTGGGAGAATTCCACTATCCGATGCGTTAATAATAACACTATTATTTTTAAATAATTTTACGGTTGAGCCATTTCTCGTACCAACATAAAATGCAATTGTTGTAGTTTTTGAAACGGAATTTGCTACACTACCAATTTGCACATAATCACTAGTATTAATTGGGCTGATTGCAAACCTTTTTGAATAATCCGAAGCGGTGCACCCTACTTGATAACCGTTGCTTTCTGTTTGCTGATAATAACTCATATGCACAGAAGTACCAGTTAAATTTGTAGATGGATTTAATGTTGTATCAAAATACGCACTCGTTCCATTTGCAGTAATTCCATTACTCGCAAAAGTCCAACCGCTCGTAAATGTACCCGTAAACGAACTGCTCTTTAAGTTCTGAGCACACGCTGCCGCACTTGCCCCCACCATTGGATATATGGCTTGCATTGGTGTCCATAGTGAATTGGCTTTTAACGCAATCACTAAAGTATTGGTTGCAGTTTTTTCGGTTTCTGACAATGTTCCACCCGCAGTTGTAACGCGGTCAAAAAATGCTTGTGCATCGGCATCAAAACCGCCACTACTGGCAGTTCGTCCGCCAACCCTTACACCAACACCAACGCCAAACATTATTCTCCGTACATTACAACCGATCCACTTGCCAAGGTAATTGAACTGATGTAACTACCATCGGCAACGGCAATGAATGTGCCTTGCTTTAATGTTACGCCACTCAATCCCAATGGTGTCATTAACGATGCACTTGCCTGGTCTAAAATTGCTGAAACAACGGCATCCGCGTTCACCACAAACCCACGGAATCTGCCCGTGTTGGCACTTGTGTTTGAAACGACCTTGGAACCCGTGTAACCCGCGCTAAATGAACTTGCTGAAATACTCATGTCTATAAAACGATTAGATGGTTATTTGTTCCACATTCTCCGCACCATAAATGGCTACCAATGCATCGTACACGGCATTCACCAACAATGATTCTGCGGGGATTGT